TTTGTCAGTATCTTGTGCCAGACTAACTCTTTTTAATAGACAATTCCATGGATGCTCACGAAATACTTTATCACGGACCATATCGTATCTTTGGTTAAGCACTCGTGCATTTTTAGAATCTTCAGTTAATGCTAATATGGTTGAAGCTCCTAATTGATTCAAAGCTCCGTTACATATACCAACTTGTGATGTCATAAATTTCCTTAATAATATTAAATTACAAGGACAGCCGCATAACGACTGCCCTTATAGTTTTAGTGTCTAGTTAACAACATATAAAATGTTGAAAGACATATCACCAGCAGTACCACCAGCAGCTTGCATAGTTGCAGCTATATAGTAATACCCACCTGGATCTACTGAATCACCAGCAAGCGTGTGCATTTTCTGCCCAGCTGTGTTGATGTTTGCAGCTTCGAAACGAACATCTGCCATTGCACCAGCGTCAGCTACTGCACTTGCAAATAAATCTTCGTCTACTACTGCACCAGCAGCTGTGTAAATCCCAACATTGAAAGTACAAGATCCGCCAAGCGTATCTGAACCTACAAATATTTGAGACACAACAGCATTGCTTGGTATTGGTGCTAGCATAACAATATCATTGTCATCACTATCACCAGCAGCAAGAGCTATAGTTCCTTGTGCCACACGAACAACGCCATGTAGAAGTCCAGCACTATTATGAACCTGTGGAACAGCTTCAAAATTAGCCACTAAAGTTGAGTTTTTAGTACCCATAATTTATTCTCCTATCTATTATTCGTCACACGGAATTTGGAAAACTTTCTTTTCTTCCATTCTAACAGCACCAATGCTCATGCAAGTGTAAACTTGAGTAGCATATGATTTGTCAGCACGCACATCAATCTTAGCAGTAATATCTTTACCAACGCCAAGTTTGATAGCATCTTGTGTGAAAGCAAAGATTTTTCTATCATCCGTATTTGTTGCATCAAGAGCTAGTCTATTTGACATGATGAATTTGAAACCCATGAAGGTATCAACGTCACCAGCAACTAGAGCCTTGACTGTGTTAAAATCACTAGAAGTAACTTGAGTAGTACCAAGCAGATCTGACATCTGCGTAGCACCAGCTACAATAAATCTAGGGATTGAAGGGTCAACGTCATTAAGATCGAAAAACTTTTTAGCTGCAATTAATTTAGCTATAGTTAATCCATCAGATTGTTGTCCTGTTGCAAACTTACTAGTAGAAGGTAGAGCAACCGCAGTTGATCCAGTTTCTCCAGTGTCTGCTGATCCGCCTAAAGCAGCAATGATAACATCATCCATTGATCTTCCCATTGCAGCAGCCGCAGCTTTTGCATAAGAAGAAGTTGGATCGATTAACATTCTTACTTTATCTTGATCGTCTATTAGGTCAGCCCATTCGTAATCGGCTAAACTAACTCTACGTCTTGAATGTGGAGTATCAATCTGTGGAGTGTCCGCATGTCTTGATGTTCTTTGAACAGCAGCTGTTACGCCAACTTGGTCAAAAAATGCATTCTTTCCAGTGATTGTTTCCACATCAACTGCTGCACGCAAACGGCTACCCATTTGTTGTGCAAGCATAGCAACATTTGAAGAATACTGTTCTACAAATGAAGTTGTGATTTCTGAACTCATTATAAGTCCTTTCGTGGTTTAAGTTAATAAAGTTTTGATTACAGTCAATTATCCTGTAAAGGGTTGGCTTGCATTTTACACCTGGTAGGTGATGGGTCTTTCCCTATCGTCACTTAGAGCTGACTAGCAGTTGTTCTAAATATTTTAGCCTGTAAGAACTTGTCTTAAAGCATAAACTTTTTGTACGGTAGCATCGTGGTTTGGATCTTGCTTATTCCAATATGCACTACCTTGTTTGGTTAAATCATTTAATTGTTGTTGCACACCAGCGTTACTTGTAACAGAGTCTTTATCTCCCACAAGCGTATCTTCTGACATGACCATAGCTAATTTTGCTAAACCTTTTATCAAAGTAGCATTATCACCTAGCATAGAACCATCTGCCATTTGCAGTTGGAACGCATCTTCACCTAAGTATTGTTTACCTATTTGTGATGCTTTAGCTAAGTTGTCATCATAACTACGACCCCATTCTTCACGCAACTCACGAGAGCTTTGTTCTTGGGCTAACACACCAGCATTACTTTGTTCATTTAAAGTTTGTGTGCTGATGTTGTTATAATAATCTAGAATGCCTTGAGCTTGTTGTGGTGATAACCCATGCTTGTGTGCTGCATCTTTAAACGATGCAAACAGTTGGTCATCAACAGCTTCACCTTCTTGCAAAGCTAGTTCTAAATTATATTCATCTGGTGTCGATGGTCTACCAAGTTTAGTGTAAATATCATTCCATTCATCTTCAGTAGTATTTGCACCTGGCACTACCATCTTATCTTTGCCAATCATTGACTCAGCATTGATGTAGCTTTTAGCTAATGTTGATACGTCACTAAATTTTTCTAATGAAGTATTACCTTTTATATCGTCTGGTAAACTGTCACGCCAACTAACTTCTGCTAGCTGGAGCTGCACTTGCAGTTGGCTCAGACGGTTGGCTTTGTTGTTCGACAGCCGTTACCTGATCTTCTGACATAGTAGTCTCCTTATGTTATGATTAAATAAATTATAATTATAGCTGCTATTACACTGAGAGCTTTCCATTTAGATTTTAAAGCTAGCCATAGTTCTCGTGCTTTTTTTAAATAATTTAAAATTTCCATTATATTTTCCTATTCATCATTTGGGTTATAAATAATATTGCAGCTCGTTGTCCTTCGTTAAAAGCACTCTCATGAGCATCACCTTTAACATTAGTCGTGTTAAACATGTGACATCGATTTTGCAAATCAGTTAATACTCTTGCACCATTCTCAGTACCAAAAGTTGTTTTGTAATCAGTTACCAACTGATTTATCTTTTCTTGTTGATCTTCTTGGTTAGGATTTTGTTGCTCATCCACCATAGTTTTCTCCTTATTGTATAGCCTTCACCATCGGAGCAGCCGCACCAGCGGCTTCAGCTTGTTGCATTTGTTGCTCTTGTTCGGCTTGGGCTTGTTGTTGTTGTTGTCGTTCATTTCTTAGTTGTTGAACCTGGGCATCTGATTTCATAACGGCAGCTGGTAAGCCTAATACTTTTTGTACATACTTAGCTAAGCCATCAGTATCTAGATAATCTAATACTGGAGCAAACTGTGACATAGCTCCAAAGATTTCAACGCCACGCATAACGGTATTTAAGTCACCAGATTTTTGGGCTTTGGCAAGTGGGCTAACATATTCGATCTCCACATCTTGTTGAGCTAGTATCTCTGGTGCTGGTTTAAATACACCTTGACGTTCTAATATTTTATAAACTCGTTCTATTAATGGTTGTAATAACTCTGACTGTAATCGACCTAGCACTGGTCCAAGCAATCTCATTTTTTCTTCGTTACGTTGTAAAACTTCAGTAGCAGTCATGTTGCCACCTTGTGAAGTTAACAGCTGATCGACATAAAATGTTTTTTGTACCGCTAGCTGACGGTCTTGAATCATATTTAATGTTATTGGATTGTTAGCTCCAATGTTTAATGGTTCAATTCGATCACGACTACCTGAACGATAAAAGTTTAAGCCACCAGGTACAGTTCTAATAGGTAACATAAAACCATCATCAGGTATCATTAACGGTGGATCAATTTGTTTTTGTCCAGCTTTGATAGCAACCTCTGACATTTTGTTAAGCATCTTAACATCAGGTAAAGCATTCATTGATGGTGACCGACCATAGATCTCATAACTAGCTTTGAGGTATCTTGGCACAACATAAGGGAACTCACGGAAGCCACCTTCACTAATCATGTGAACGTCATTTGGATCTAAGTAACAAGATTTAAACGGCATGTTTTGTGCATCTTGTTTAGATTCGTCATAGCCATCTCGTGGCATAACCACATGTAATAAATCTACATCGGCATACACATCTTGTTTAAATTTATTTAAGATAGCAGCACCGACATTGTTTTCACCAAATAGATTTACCGCAGCTCGTGCTGATATGGTAAATAATCTAAAGACCGTATCGACTTGTCCTTTTTCGTTTTCAGCAATGTATATTTCTTTAATGTGTCTAGTATTAAAACGTACCATGCTTTTTTCATCGGCTGATACAAACATAGCTGATGTACCAAACGATATTAAATCTTGATACAGTTCTTGTACTTCTTGTTGAAAGTTGGATCGGTTAAATGCTGTGTACATATCTTCAGTAACACTATCTAACCATTCTTGAGCTTCGTCATCTTGGGATAGTTCATTATCTTTAAAAGCTAATGTAAACCACGGTGACGCTGCATTAGTTAACATACCATGCAAACTAGAACCTAATAACTCAAGTGCATGGATAGCAGTGCCATCAAAAATAACTTGGTTTCTTTTATCTCCACGAGTTCGTTGCTGCGTAATGTCAGCTTTGCGTGGTAGCATGTAATCAGCAATTTCTTGCCAATGACTTTCCCAGGTTGACCTGGTAGTTTTTAGTGTAGAAAATCTATCTACAAGCATTGCTGCATTTTTATCTTGCATATAATTAACCTAGAAGGGTTGGAGTATAAACGGTAGCACTACCACCAAGACCAGTGGAACTGGTGTTGATTAGTGACTTACGACCTTTTTTCTTACGCTGTACGGCTTGAGCTGTTTCTTCAGTTTCCGTTGGTGTTTCCTCAACTGGTACAGGATCAGATACAACTGGATCTGGAGTAGCTACTGGATCTGGAGTAGGTGTCGAAGTGGGTACAGGAGTAAAAGTTTCTTTTACTATTGGATTAGGTTCAACTGTAGGTTCAGGTGTCGGAAATGAACTTGCTCTTGCATAGGAATTTGGTGCTTCAACTGGCTCTGGCTCTGGAGCTGGCGGTGTTGGT